CTAGACTATTTTTGTCGTCCCACAACAAAACGCTAGGACCCATCAAAAATCGGGCGTATACCGTGCTCCGCCACCCAAGGTGGGCGGTTAGGAGCTAGACTACCATGGCACGCCGGAAGATGGATCACTCTGAATTGGCCCGGTTGAACGCGTTCATCGGGACCTCACGCGGGACACTGGATCGGCTGGCAAAGGGGTTTGGCGGATATGCCGAACTCGCTCGCACCGTTCAGGCGATTGCGGATAACGAGGTCGCCTTCGCCAACCTCCAGCCGGTGGAGGGCTAAGGCCATGACCCTGCGCCCGATCCCCGGCGCACCTCCCGGTGCTACCATCCCGGACTTCCCCTCTGGTAATAAGCCGTCCAATCCTGAACCTACGCCGCTGCCCGAGGGCGTCAATCCGAACGCGCCGATGTATCTGCGCCAGAAGATCGAAGCCGCCGCTTCACGGCCATTTTGGGCATCACGCACCGATCAGATACACGTCGCCAGGATGGCGCCACGACGAGGTTACAGCGCCGAGGCGCTGACGGTGCGCATCTATCGGGATGGCACCCTCGTCATCGGCAACGAGGTCGAGCTACTGCCATCTGCCGCCCAACGTTTCATCAATACATGGCACAGCGGGCGCGGTGAGTTCGATTACACCGCCAGCACGACGGTGACGCTTCACGCTGGGTGGCACACCTATGACGACGGCAAACGCGGGTTCACCGTCCGGGTGCATGATACCAACAAAGGCATCCACGAAAACTTCAAGACCGGCTGGGGTGCGCTGGAGCGCGAGGCGATGCGCTGCGTCAAAGAATTGCTGGTGATGAGGGGATCGCGATCATGACCGTCATTCCGCTCCGCAAGGGTCAACCACCGCCATCAGGCACGCCGCCGCGCAAGCTGACGGTCAGCCGGATCGAAGGCCACCGCGAATGGTCTGTTGGCGGTCCCTACGAGATGATCGCGTCCAGCGACGGCTCCGTTGAATTGATCGGCCATCGCAAGACGCTGGTGGTGGATGGCGACCTGCTAGTGTGGACATTCGAACGCTCCATGAAGCCCTGGACCGAGGGTGGTCTCAGCGCACGCTGGGTTTACGGCAATGCCGATGGCAGCGATCCCAGCGTCGTCGGGATGGCGAAACACTGGCTGTGGCTGGACATCGCCATTGGCGAAAAGGTCTATCCGCCGACCAACCCGCGACTGGCCGGGCAGACCTACATCGACACGCATCATATCGTGCTGGCGGGATCGTCTGCCAGCTACCACGGCAAGAAGCTGCGTGAGGCACTAGCGAAACTGCGGGGCAAGTAGAGACATGCCCATCGCCTACAGCTACGTCCGATTCTCCACGCCGGAACAAGCGGCGGGCAACTCGCTCGCCCGCCAGCTTGAAGCCGCCTGGAAAGCCGAGATGATGGCACCGCGCCCACCAGCACCAAAGGCCGTCAAACAGGTCCGTCGCGAACCCAGGTTTGGTTGATGCCGACCTTTCAATATCGCGGCCAAACTATCACGGTTGACACGCTGGACTCCTATGCCCGCGTGTCGTCTGCCCAATCCACCATTGCCCATGACGGCGAGTCCATCCCGCGTCAGATCGAGATGCACCACGCGCTTGCCGCTGAATTCAACATCCCGATCGCGGTGCGCACCCGCCAGTTCATCGATGAGGGCAAGTCCGGCAGCAAGGGCGTTCACCTAAGAGATGGTGGCGCCCTCTATGCCTATATGAAGCTGGCAACCTCAGGCAAGCTTGGCCCTAATCCCGGCCTGACGGTCGAAAGTTTCAGCCGTCTTTCTCGCCTACCGATCGATTTGGCCATGGGCCTGTTCCTGGACATCATCGGCGCTGGCGTAGCGCTATTCACCTTGACCGATGGCAATGTGTACACCCGTGAGTCGGTGCGCGCCAACCACGGTCAGATGTATCAGGTGACGGCCGGGCTACAAGCGGCACGAGCAACCGCCGAAGCCACCTCAGGCTACTCCAAAAAGAGTTGGGGCGTGCGCCGTGGCACGGTGACCGCGTTGACGCCATCATGGTTTCGCAAATACGCGAAGAAGCCAACCGATACCGACTTTCATGAGGTAAGCCACTTCAAAGCGCTGAAAAAGAACTTCCCAGGTGTGCAACTGGAAGTCCGGGTTGACCCGGATAAACACGCCATCATCCAGCGCATCTTTACCGACGTACTGTCAATCGGCCTGGATCGGCTCGCCCGCGATCTCAATCAGCAAGGCGTACCGACTTTTGCCGGTAAAGGCCATAGCTGGAGTCCGGCCGATCTAGGCGGAATGGTTCGTGGCCGGATGGTATTGGGTGAACAGCGCATCGGGAAATGCGTTGAGGGCGTGGCATCTAAGACCGATCAATGGGTCAAAGCCTATTCGCCCGTGGTCACTGAGGACCAATGGCTACTTGCCAACGCAGCGCTGGACAGCCGCAAGAAAGGTGGTGTGGCGACCGGGCGGAATGTGACCCGGATGACCAATCTGTTTGGTGACCTTGCCCGCTGCGGCAAGTGCGGTGGCCGCATGAAGGTGAAGCAGAAAGGTCGGGTTGGGCAGTTCCATTATTTCGCCTGCTCAAGGTCGGGTGTTGGCACCTGTGATGTCAAAAAGTATCATCGGCTGGATCAGGTGGAGAGTCGTTGGCTCCGCGATTTCGATACCCGCGCGTTGGGTGACTGGACGGCTAAGCCGGTGGAGGACAAGGCCGCCACGCTTAAAGCGCAGATCGCTACAGCCACCACCGAAGCGGCGGTCATTCAGCGGGCTTACAAACGGGCGTTGCTGCAAGAGGGGGATATGGCTGCACAGACGGCGGCAGATTTCGCTGCTGAGCACGCGGCCAAGTTAGAAGCCCTTCGGTTGTTAGAGCGCCAGTTGACGGCGGCACTTGCGGCCAAGCCAGCGGACGAACAGATCGACCGCGTAAAGGAGTTGGCGGGGGTGCTGGACGGCTTAGAGGGTGAAGACCTGATCTCTGCCCGGCGCCAGATTGCAGCGGCACTACCGAGCTTTGTACGGCAAATCCGGTTCATGCCGGATGGCTCGTTCCTCGATTATCGGGATGGGTATCATCTGGTGTATCCAGCCGATCTAGCGGCTGATTTTGAACTTACCGAAGACGGGGATGACGACTACCCATTGACGGAATTACCATAATTTTAATCCAATTATCGCGCGGATTTTTTGGCGTCATACCGCTTGACAAGCGAGTCGTCGGTGACCATTTATGCTGTGCGAAAGCCGTTCTTTGACACGCACAGCCCTCGTTTGTAGGGCTACGAAAACAGATGGGTTGAACACAAGCTCAATACAAGTAATTCTTTTACGTTACTCTATCGCACACATTATGAACTGCGCGTACGCACAGTTCTGTTTGAGCCAGGGTCTAATGAGCCAATTGGTGTTGGCTCATTAGCGCGGTCAGTTGGGGACGGAACAAGTGTTCCGTTCCCGCCTGTCCCGTTGGCTCCTGCGGAGCCAACGCGGTCAGTTGCCACGCACTAGTCAAAGAATCCTCGATCTATCGCCCATTCGAGCAATGCACGGATCGTTACCTCCTTAATCCCATCCGGTATCTCGCCCGATTCATCACTCTCCTGGACCTGCTCCGGAGTCGTCATCCCAACCCAACAGCCATCCAGCCCCGCAAACGTGTGGCCATCGTTCAGGACAACGATCCAAGATGATTCTTTCAACTCGTCTCTGGTCATAAGCCCGCCCCCTCTATTTTCGTAGCCCGTAGGGCTGATCTTATCGTAGGTGGTATCGACATGGCGGCACGTTTTACTGCTGGCTGCCCCTGCCAGCAAGCTAAAAAATCGACATATCTGGTAAAATATCGCTTGACATGTGACACTTCTAGGTACAGGCGGTGCTTTAACTAGTGAACTGACTGGATTCGCTACGACTTGTCCTTGCAAGAGCGTTTTATTACTTGACCGCAATCAGGCGCCCAAACAGTTCATTGGTAATGTATTGCGATACCGCAACATGATAGCGCAAACACGGCCTGCAAAATATTTCTGCTGGGACCATTGACAAACGAATTGCGGGCGCCCATTTTTGATCGACTAAACCCGTTCTTTGACAATAATATCAGCCCTACAAACGAGGGCTACGAAAACTACGGGGCTACGAAAACTACGGGGCTACGAAAACTCAGCCACGCACAGCCCTCGTTTGTAGGGCTACGAAAACCAGCGACTTGGACTCAAACAACACGCGACGCCCACGCACAGCCCTCGTTTGTAGGGCTACGAAAACACCGCCTGGGCAGTGGCAAAAAGCAGCCGCCCGCCATCAGCCCGTAGGGCTACGAAAACGTGGAGAGGAGTACACGCAGCCCGCGCGTAGGGCTACGATAACGGGATCGGGCCGAATAACTCACGGCACTCCCCGCGCTCCCATCGGTTCAGTCCCCTTTGGTGGCTACGAAAGCCGCCCAGGCCAGCAACACGAGAAGCAGCAAAACGAGAAGCAGCAACAGCATCTAATCACCGAGCGCCTGAAATGACATCTGTACCACTGGATCAATGATATTGACGGCCACCCGGCCGTTGACCATGCTGATCTGCGCTTGCTCGAAATGATCAGTCAGCCACTGTGAGAACCGCATCGTGAACAACACACCCTGGCCGGGTGGCAACTGTGTGTAATGCCGCTGATCAATATGCTCAGGTGGAATAAAATAGATCATATCAGACTCCGGATCGGCATCGTGCCACTGCGATTGTAGATGCGCCCGCCAATGGTGGTTGCTTGACAGGTGAGTGTAGCGGTTGCGCCCGGTGTGCCACCTGTGACCCAGCAGATAACGCTGGTCCCGATGATCACGATATTTGAAATGGTCATACTCTCGGTGTCCGATGTGACCGTGGCTGCGACGATCTGATCGCCGTTTGGTACCATCGGAAACTGGAATTCGTTGTCGAGATTATCGGCGGGGGCTTGGGCGCTGAACGCCTGGATGTCGAGATAAATCATGCCGATATTTAATCAGCAAGGGTGATCGGTGATTATACCGGTCATCCCACAATTCGTTTCTCGTAACCCGTGGATACCCGGCTGTCGGTGTTGCCGCGAACCATCAACGATCCAGAGGCCGTCAATACAAGCGTCACAGCCCCCGTGGCGGTCAGTACGTAATCCGCGAGATACACTGCTGCTATCGCGCTGTAAGGCTTCCTGGTGGCCTCTGAGACCGTTCCTGTGGGGTTGTTGCGCGATACACCTGTCAAGACAGATAGCGGTTTACGACACGCCAGATTCAACGGGCCGGATTCGTTTTGCGTCCCCTGGATAGTCGATACCACGCGCTTCGTGGTCGCAACCACGACGCCTCGATCGAGCAGCACGCCGACGAGATTTGTCTGCGGCTTGCGGGACATCGCTGCGGCAACGCCGCGCTCGCTCAGCACCCCTGCGATCGAACAATGTGGCTTGCGGGTCTGGCTCGTCACGGCGGCCGATAGCGGGTTGAGAGCGGCGGCCGTTGCTGCTGTCACGGGTTTGCGCGTGCCGCTATGAATTGATCCGGCTGTGGTCGCATGATCGGTCAAGACCAGCGATATGCCGGGCTTGCGCGTAACGGAACTCGCGGTCCCGGTTGCGCCCGGAACTGCACGGCCGGTGACGGCCGAGGCCAGCTTGCGCATGGTCATGCTGATCAGCCCGGTTGTGCCGGGGACTGCACGGCCGGTGACGGCCGAGACCGGCTTGCGCATGGTCATGCTGATCAGCCCGGTTGTGCCGGGGACTGCACGGCCGGTGACGGCCGAGACCGGCTTGCGCGTAGCGGCCGTGACGACGGCCGGGTCTGAACAGACCGCCTTTACGGCCGCTGTCGGCTTGCGTGTAGTGGCATTGATCGTGGCATGCAAGACCTGGACACCGGTAATGCTGGTGGCTGGCTTGTGGGTGTGGCTGGTGATGACACAAGAAACGGCCACGTTGCCGCTTAGCGCGGCCGTTGGCTTGCGGGGGATGGCGTGGATTGATCCGGTTTCACTCGCCGGAGGTGCAACCCAGGTCCCGCTCAGCGCTGAGGTTGGCTTACGGGTAAGATCGGCGATACTGCCTGAGATCGCCAGCGGCACCGTTCCAGCGAACGAACAGATTGGCTTGCGAGGCTGCGCCGCGATTGATCCGGTTTCGCCGGAGATCGCAGTGCCAGCAACAGAAATCTGAGGCTTGCGTGGTTGGGCCAAGATACTGCCGGTCTCGCCAGAGGCAGGCGTGTATATGCCCGTGGCAGAAATCTGAGGCTTGCGTGGTTGGGCCAAGATCGAACCCGTCTCACCCGCAGCAGCCGAGAAAGTGCCGGTGATCGTGGTTGTTGGCTTGCGCGTGCTGATCGAGATACTGCCGGTCTCGCCGGAGGCGGGCGTGTATATGCCCGTGGCAGAGGTGGCGGGCTTACGAGACTGCGCCGAGACCGTGCCGGTCTCATTGGGTGCGCCTGCGGTAAATGCCCCGCTCAGCGAAGAAACTGTTTTACGAGTCCCGGCCACGATAATGGCGGTCTCATTCGGAATGATCGCGCCCGCCAAGGAGCAGACCGGCTTGCGGCTATGGGCGGTGACGACAGCCGCGTCAGAATAAACGGCAGCTATGGCTGTGATCGGTTTCCTTGGCGTGAGATTGAGCCAGGGCGACATCTCGATCGCACCCATATCCCAGCGGCCACGGGCCTGCCCAACGATATCGTTGGCGGCCGGGAGATCAGTGGTATCGGCAAAACCGCTGCCGATCGCGGCAGAGTTCGTGGACAAATGGAAATCAGTGGTGGCCGATACGAATGGATTGGCTGAATCGAAATACGCCAAGTTGCCAGTACCAGACGGCGCCGTATTGTAAACGGGGTGATAAAAGACGCTGTAAGTGCCACCGGCAGACCCGGCGTAAACACCGGAACTGTTTAGGAACACAGAGCCGTAATAGTAGTTGTAGAAAATACAATTCAGCGCGGCGCCACTGCCTAACACTGTGCGCGTTGACGAGTTTGGGTTGACGACGGTGTTGTTAACAAAAGAATAATTAACAAAAACCAGCGTTTCCTCGACGCCACTAGCGGACCGATCCACGATCAGGGTATTGTAGATGTTACCAGCCTGAATATTGGGCTGCGACGCGGCTGATGTGTCAAATATGCAGTTCTTGATCGTGCCATACGTGCTGACGATCGCGGCACCCCCGGCGTATCCACCGGTATCGTGGAACTGGATGCCTTCAATATTAACGTTGGTAAACAAAGAACCAGTGAGGAACCCGGCCGGGGCGCCGACCGCCGTGATGCTGACACCATTTGCTGCATTGAAGGCCAAGGGCGTCGATGGGGCCGCCTTCATGGTATCGCGGAAGCTCTCACCGGGAGCGGCTGCGATCGTGAGGAACGACGGCGCGAACCGGCTCAGATCAGTGAGCGCAGAAAGCGAAATCGTAGTCGCCGTCGAGCCATAAGGTGCTGTGTTCCACAACAGTATCTTCAACGGCACCGTCATACTGCTCGGTGTGCCGGTGGTGTCCGCAATCAACGCAGCAAGACTGGCATAATCAAACGTGCTGATATACGTCCAGGTGACACTGCCATCGGCTATCGTGCCGCCTGATCCTGTTGGCGCTGTGCTGCCGGAGGTACCGCCAACGGCACATTGATACACATTACCGCCGTTGGAAACGCGATTACCTACGACATAGAGCCTGCTCCCGGCCCAGGCCGACAGGTTATAGAAGATGTTTCTGATGTAGAGGAATGTACTGACGAATGAGCAGACCGGCTTCCTGGTGACGGCATTAATCGGGTCATCAATCGGGGCGAGAACGACTGTGACCGGTTTCCTGGACAACAGAGCTAGTTGTCCATTGATAGATTCTGCCCCGATCAGACTGACTGTCGGCTTCCGGGTCGCGAGAGCCAGAGTTCCTGTCTCGTTGGGGGCGGCAGCAAAAGTCCCAGTGAGGGACAGCACCGGCTTCCGTGTGGTGAAAGCCAGGACGGCGTTGTCGATTGATTTCGCGGCGATCGATGTGACGGGTTTCCGTGTAGCCGCATTTAACATGTTTGAGGTGTAATTGTAAGCGCCAATGTCCCATCTGCTCCGCACGGCTCCCGCGATATCGTTACCAAGCGGGATATAGGCAAGTTCATTCGTCCCGGCCCCTATGGCGTCTGCACCAGACTTTAGACGGAAATCGGTCGTCGGGGATATGAACTGGTTGGCGGCCGACATGGACGCTAAGTTGCCGCTAGCGACAGTGAGATTGGTGGCTGTCGGCAGAACATCCGTGAACAGACTGTATCCGCAGGTGATCGAACTCGATGCGCCTAGAACGTAGGCACTTTGATATCCGGTAAAAATGCAGTTGTAGACCAGCCCTGTCGTGGCAAATACAGCGGTCGCACCGGCGGATGAATTGATCGACACCACTGTGTTGTTGATGAATTCAGCAACTCCATTGACGACCAGGGTAGACGGGTTGGAGGCCGGGCCACGGTCAACGAACTGGCTGTTCTCGACGACGATACTGCCGTCACCATCTAGCATCCACGCCGATTGCGCCTGTCCGTCAACGATACAGCCGCTTACGATAACACCGTTATCGAGGTTCAGAATTATCCAATGACTGGGCGTGGTGGCGGGGTCAAGGAACTGAAGCCCCGAGAGGATGGTATTTCCGTCAGTAACTTGGAAGAAGGAGCTAGGGGTGTCGCCTATACGTAAAGTAAAACTGACACCCGCCGATGCATTGAAGGCTAACGGAATCACACCCTTGACCAATTGATCACGGAAACCTTCGCCCGGCGCAGGCTGGATGGTGATGGTGTTCGTTACGCTCGTGGTATGCCCGCCCAGCGCAAAAACCGGTCCTGCGATGGGGGTGATTGTTGATGATGATCCACCGTACGCCGTGGTGTTCCACAATAAAACTTTGTACGGGACCGCCAGGATCAGGGGTTGATTGGTTGTATCGGCCTGCCACGCGGGCAGCGAGGCGTAATCATAGGTGGCGATATAGGTCCAGGTGACACTGCCATCGGCTATCGTGCCGCCTGATCCAGTTGGCGCTGTGCTGCCGGAGGTGCCGCCAATGGCACATTGATACACATTGCCGCCGTTGGAAACGCGATTGCCTACGGCATAAACCCGTGATGCCACCCAGGCTGACAGGTGGTAGAAGACGTTTTTCGTGTTGGTGAGGTTGCCTGCTTTTTTCGTGGTGCAGGTGATCGTTCCGACGAACGCGGCATAAGTCCCAGCTAAGGTCGAAACTGGTTTCTTCGTGGTGCCGGTGATCGTTGCACCAAACGCGGCATAATTACCAGCTAGGGATGAAACTGGCTTCTTCGTGGTGCCGGTGATCGTCGCGGCGTTGATGCCCGTGAAGATGACAACCACTGCGGAAACAGGTTTCCTGGTGGCACAGCTAATCGTTCCAGGCGGCGGTCCCGTAGACAGCAGACTTTCAGTGGCTAGGGGGGCAGCACCAAGGGCTTGGGTAATCATCTACCCGGTCTTACTGTAAGTCAGCCACAGCAGCATACTGCACATCAATATAACTCAGCCATAGCAGCATACAGCACATCAAGAATCGTGTCGGTGCTACCCGAGACCGTAACTACGGCGATGTATGCTCCGATGTAAGTAGCAAGAAACGGACCATAGAAAGAACTGATGTTGCTGCCAGTAATCGTTCCGACATTGGCGGTGGCGCCGGTACCAAGAGCGACATAACTGGGAGTTGTCCGCATCGGCGTTGCAAAGCTGTCGTACGCTGATATCCACTGAGACGCGACCACATTATTTATATGGTTGTATAATGTACCAGCATAATAGAATCGCTGGCAAAGCAGCAATTCAGTTTGATAGGGACGCTTTTCACACGGTGTTGCGACAGGGCCGACCTCCAATTGAAATCCCGTTGTTTGCATCGTGATCGTGCCAGATGATCCGGATTGCGTCGATATGATTCTGAGGCAGAGCGCGTTGGTTACGCCGGATGGAAGCCCGGTGAATGTGGCTGTGTAGAGACCGCCAGTGGCGGCGATGGTCACCAAACTGCCGATAAGAGTTCCAAAGAATCCCGCACCATTGACGGTTGATGGATAATACAACCCGATCGTCGTGGTGATCGCTCCGGCCGAGGTCGAACAGTTTACATACCCACTGACCGTGACGGTCGCTCCAACCAGATCGAAGCTGTCAGCCGATTCAATCGTCTGACGATGAATATTGTAACCGCCGGACGATACAGTCGAAGATGATACGGTCTGCAAGACAAAACGTTGCGGAGACGCGAACACCGCACCGGTCGAGTTGTCGATGACACTCCAGTTCAAGTTCCCATGAGTGTTGGAATCAACTGCCCACCGATCTGTGGCGGTATAATAGGTGCCTATATTACCGGAGTTAAAACGCTGCTGTATCTCATGCCAAGCATTATGCAAGCGATTGCGGAAGGGGGTCGATGTTGCCGCATTGGCCGTGGCCGATAAGCTGGCCCCGGTCACAGTGATATAAACCTGAGCCGAGCCGGACAGCGTGATCGCGGTAGTCCCACCAGATGAACTGGTCGAGACGACACGAGTCAACGTATCAGGTGAGCCTGCCGTGTAAACGCCGTGGCCAGATTCAAAGTTCGTACCATCCTGGATGCCATACTGGACACTGCCGCCTGAGACCAATTGGCCATCGGTAACAGCCTGCGCGAAGGTACGAAAACCGGACACGGCCGATCCTAAAGAAATCGTGCCGGTCCCGGTTGTCGCTGTGTTAGCCCGGACGAAATCAGCGTAATAAACGGTCAAAGCTGCAACCTCCCTAGAAGCAGGTCGCTACGCAACCCGTGTCGCGGGGCCGCTGCATCGCCCGCTGATACGGGCTGTGCAGCAACCTTAGCCATTATTCATTACGGATCACGGATACGCCTCAGTCATCGTGCCGCTGGTCACAGAAACTGTTCCGCCGCTGCTGATCGAGGTCGAGTTCAAGTTCAAATCCGCCCCGCTCGTGCTGACCGAAGTCAAGTCAAAAACCGTCGTGCCGCCGGACGTCGCAACACGCGCCCAGCCAGCCGTGCCGGTGGCAACTGCCGTACCAGACGTCACGGTACCAAAAGTCAAGACGCCCGATGAAACCGTTCCAAGCGCACCTGAAATCGTCAGCGTGACTAGCAATGTTCCAGTGGCGGTACTGTCTGCATTGGTCGGGTTGGAGCCTGTGTAAATCTTGAGGGTGCAGCCAGTCGAAGCAGCCGTTGCAACGGCAGTGGCACGGCTAGAGCAAACAGACTGGGTGAAATTCGTCGCCATATTACATGGTCCCTTAAATTGAGGCCATTAACGGCCGTTGTGATCGTTTGATATTTAGTTGCGACTGCCAAACAGCGCTACACAACCTGCACTTGAATACTGAACCCGGCCAGAATGACATTCACGCCAATCGAAATACCAACCGCATTCAAAATAATATCCGATCCACTGCCACCGGCACCCACCGTGTAATCAGCCAACACCAATGTCCCAGCAGGCCCGACATAATCCCAATAGATCGCCCAATCCGCAATCGCATACGCCACCGCAGTCGGTGCCGTCTCAGAAACCCCTGGCACGATACACACGTACAGATTGCTCCCAGAGGTCACCAAGGCGCCTCTGGCATAGCTCGTGGCCGTCACCCATGGCGCGGCTGACAGGACCGCTCTAGCCCATGTCGCAACGCCATTGCCGACCGGAGAACCAAGCGCAGTGACCAGCGAGGCCGCGAGAATGTCACTACCGGGCGTCCCGACAAATCCAGGCGCGCGGAATGTGTAGCTGACCAACGGCGTCTGCGTCGTGATCGCTGTCGATGAACTGGCAGGGATGGCGCCGGAATAGAGTGTCAGCACGGCACCGGAGAACAGATTGGCGTAAGCGGTGACGGCGAGACTGCCAGCGGCGGGATTGACGTGCATTAGCCGACATACCCGCCAGTAGACGACAGCGTGTTGACGGCCGGATAACCCGCCGCCGATCCAGGAATGACTTGCTGCGTTGTCGTGCTGGGAGCATACCCTAGCGCGATCGTGCCGCAGAACCCTGCACTGTATTTCGGACCGGTGAAGGTGCTGCTGAACACGTTGAAACCGAGTTGGATTGAGCCACCTTGGCTGCATAAAGCCCAGCCGCCTGTGTAGGTTGTGCCGGAGGCGAAACTGATCGGCGAATTGTACAACCAGATCAACCCGCCGCAATCGGCGTTGAGGCCATACGGGCTGGTGCCGGAGAACGAGACGCTGGTGTAATCGGCGGTGACCGCGCCACCGTTGACCGCTGATATTTGAGCCGTGCCAGCCGACCCGAATGCACAGCTATGAATCCCGCAGAGGGACGAATTCCCGACAACCAACGAATAGCCTGATCCATTAAACGTCGAGCTTGTGCCACTGCTGTTCACCGTGACACCGGTCAAAATGACATAGCTGCCGACATTGAATGTCAGCGTGTTGGCACTGGTCGCGCTCAATACGACGTTGCCGGGCGCACCGGCATTCCCAGTGATATACAGCGGCTGACTCGTTCCGAACAACCCGCCATAAACGCTTGCCACGCCGACATAGGAGCCGTTGGCGAGATTGATCGTGCAGTTCATTCCGGCATAATCATAGCCAGTGGTCGCCACGCTGATCGCATGTTGCAAGGTCAGGAAGGGCGCCGCACTGGTGCCAGCATTGCTATCACTGCCGGTCGTCGCCACATAGAGGATCAGGTTGCCGGTCAATTTGATCCGAGTCGTCGTGCTGATCAAGGACTTGATCGCCGTCAACACCTGGGTGTAATTGGATTTCGATAAGGTGGCGCCCTGCGACGTTGCAACGTTCGCCAGTTCCAGCATCATGCAGTTCAAAAAGTCTGCGCTCACAACGGTCGGTACGAGGTTGCTGGCATTCACCTGCGCGAAATAGCCCGGTGCAGTTCCGGTCGAAACGACTGGCGATGGAAGGGACGCGACGGCGCCCGTGGCGTCAATTAATTGCATTTACAATACTCACTTATAGTCAATATTTAGATCGAATTGAAAGTGAACACGACAGTCGTATGGGCAGGCGCCAAACGCGTGAACTCGCACTGCAACACAGTGGACGCGAACTCCCACAGTTCTTCGTCAGCAGCCGATACATCCGCCTCAAATTGCGTCAACAGATCATTCGACGCATTCACCTGCCAGAGATACGCTGCAATGCCTTCCCACAGTTCACTCTCGGCTGTGTTCCGCTCAGCAAAGAACGGACTGAACTCCTGGATTTGAACTGTATAGCCCAGCGTCGCTGCATAATCGACAAAGAATGGGATGGACAGGCCACCGAGTCCAATGAACCTTGCCACGGCTTCGTTGCGACGGGATTCGAGTGTCGGCGCCACACCTTGACAGGGGTCCGGGAGGTTAAGACTAGATTCCCATTGCGGCAGCAGTTCGTTTGTGGTTAGCACAAACGAATCAGTAATCAGGTTCGTGGCGCGTTCGCTCAGCAAGCTGAACGATGGCACTAAGGCGCTGATCGCTTGGGTCAGCGGCGATCCAACGTCCTTGTCCCAAATCCGGCCTGTCGGCAGCAGATTCAGGAAGGTCTGGGTGTAGTCATCATTCGTATAGATTGGGAGGGTGGTCACTCGAAGGTAACCGTGCCGAGTGTTGGCAATGATCCCAGCGCCACGGCGATCGGTGTAATCGGGCTGATGAGCGTGTAGCGCGCCACGCCAGCGGCGCTTTCGATGGCTTGGTTCGTATCGGATGGGTAGATCGCAGCACCCGCCAGCGGGCTTCCCAGGCGCACGAAACAATCGGTCAGTGCGGTGACGATATTGCCCTCGGTCACCGCATCAGATGAGGACAGACTTTGGATCACGAAATTGATCGGGCTTGCTGTCGGCGTGGCAATTTCAACGAGACTGGTGACCGGGCGCAGCGGATAGATCGCGTTTGCAACGATCAATTGGTCGCCCGAGGCGGCCGTGATCCGGTTTTCTGCGCTTGCGCCGCCGCTTGTCCCTTGTGCGAAGCCGTCGAACGCCGCTTCGGTCACGTCCAGCATGATGTAGATCAGAACTGAACCGGCGCCGACCCCTTGGCCCACCACCCACGCTCGCGTCACGCCAGGAACGGCCAGCGCCCAGTTCGCGAAATCATTGGAATTGCCACCGGCTGGCGGGCTGGCATAGACATCGAGCATGCGCGTGCGCAACGAATCATCGAGTTCTTGGTCGCTACCCCCGACGATCGGTGTGGCAGCTATACCGGCGGCCACGCCAGCCAGGGGGGTTACCAGATTGAGGGCGATGCCGGTTGCGGCATTTCCAGCAGCGGCCGGGATGACGGCCGTGAAGGCTACGGCTGCACTACCGATGGTATAATCGGCATTCGTTGTGTATTGCGTGTTGTCCGTTCGCGCGATGAGCGTGCCTGCCGGGATATCGGTGCCAATGCCGCCAGTGAAGGTCGCAGTTCCGGTCGCTGAGGTTGCTGGAATGCGTGTAACATTTTTGAGATTCGCCCACGCCTCCATGAACTCGGCGGTGCTGGTATAGGGGGTGCATTGCAACGAAATCCAATCCAGGAAGGCGTACAGTTCATAACTGAACCCGGCGATGGAGGTCGCGAGAACCCGGAGGATGGACTGTTGGAGCAGACTCGTCCCGTTGTTATTGAAACTGGCTGCACTGATATCGGTCAGAGCTTGCTGGCGGAGGACAGATAATGTGGGGCGCGCGTACGTGATGGGGGGCCACCTATTGCTGGATTGGATATTTACCGATTAGGGTGTTAAAATGGTCGCCGATCTGGCCGACGTAATGACCCCGGCCGTGACCAGGGAGGCCATCCACGAACTGACGATGGGGCCGGTCAACAGGTTGACCTGCCCAACGACGAGGCCGAATGTCAGGCCCGTCAGAATGGCTGGTGTGGAGGCTGCCGCCGCTTCGATTGCTGCTTGTTCACCACTGGTGAATCGCGCCCAGAACGCCGGGACACTGATCACGCTCGGGTTGGGCAGGATCGCTGCTGGATCGGGTGTATTGCCTTCGATAAGCCAGTTCTGATAATTCATCCAATCGACGCTGTATAGACTTTGAGCAATGATGCCGCCGTCGCTTTCGCGGGTTACATTGGGTGAATTGTAGATCAATTGATAGGCAGCCATGTAATACTCCTGATTTAAAGCCCGAGTTGGTTCCAGGCGTAAGCAAAGTTAAATGTCGTCGGATACGGCTGGTTTGGGCGATACATCGCGATGCTGATTTGTATAGCGCTGAGACTTAATTTGGCGACATCCACAGTGATACTGCTGGCAATGCCTTGATCGATGAACGGCTGCAACGCAGTTCGTGTGTAATCGCGGGCCAACAGCAGCGGACTGGTCACCGCACTGAACTTTTGCCGGTCTAGCTGCCACAGGCGGGAACCGATCTCGTATGGCTCGAAAGTATTCCCCCACCAGCCCCGACGGTCGCCGTCACCGGGTGTGTAGTCATCTGACGATACAGCGTCGGTGAACAGCATCAGCAAAACAGAACTGACGAGATCGCTATCGGCGATCTGCACGTCGCCATTCGCGATGACCCAATCACCAACGCCTGTGTTGTTATCGAAAGCGATTTGAATGTCGGCCATGCGATATATTTAACCCGAACCGAAGCCGCTGGTGCCGCTCCCGGTCTGAACTCCAGAATGTCTGTGCGTATCCAGCGTTACTGTACCGGACGAGATGTCGCCTGTGGCCTGGATCGTCCCCGTCACATGCAGATTACCGGTGATATTGATATTGGGTGCGGTGATATCCACCGAAGTGGCTGCTGTGATAATGACCTTTTGTCCGGCCGTAATATTGATGGCCAGCACGCCACCGGTCTGGGACAGATAAACCCGCTGCCCGGCATTGTCATAAATCTGTGTCTCGCCGGGAGCCATATTGAGTGGTCGGAACTGGTTGTGGCCGGTGGCGATGACCACGGCGTTGCTTTTATCGCCACTGAGATTGAGGATCACGGTGTCGGTGCCGATAGGCAGCGCCGACGCCAGACCAAACGCTTGCAGGCTGTGAACGTTGTCCATCAGTTCCCAAGCGTTCAGTTGTATCTGCAAGGTCTGCACGATACCGATTTCATTGCTCGCAAGCGTCAGCTTGCCGAGTCTGACCGTGTTGTTAATCCTGCGATTGTGTCTAGCTAATTCCACCTACGGGCCTCCCTTTGGTCGTCGGGTTGGCTCCGGCACTGGGGGTGCCGCCATCGCTGGAAGCTGATCCGCTGTTGTTCACACCTGCAAACAGACCGGCATCCAAAAACAGCAGGCTGGTCGGTTCTGGATTGAACGCCTCAGGCGGCATCAGGATCAGATCGGCATAGGTTCCGCCGTTCAGGTCCATGGAATAGCTGACATTGGCGATGATCCATTTGGCATCGATTTGAAGTGGCGCCGCCCGGATCGCAACATAGTTGTTTGGCTGCCAGAGGATTTCGTGGCTGTCGCGCCAACTCTCGCACTGCAAATGAATGACCTGGGAGCGGCCACGGGAGCGGGCCATCTCCCAGTTCGCCCGGCGTTGCGCCCACGTCACCTCCAGAACATAGGGCGTCTCCGAAAATCCCATCAAGCGTCTATGACGGATCGAGGTGTCTTCGGCATGGCCGTATTGACGATTGGTGATGTAAGTGAGTTGATCCTGAACTGAACTGTCGAACACGTCGATCTCGGAATAGCGATGATCGAAATGCAACCCGCTGGTTATCGACTGGATATTGGCGCCGTAATCAAAGCCTGATTGGTGTTCGGCCGCGCCGACATCGGCCAGCACCAGATTGCCATTCACATCGTCATATACGAGTAAGTTCTGTGACCGTGCCATGCGCTCGATGATTTCGTAGGGCGAGTCACCGATATTCATTTGAAACAACGGAATGTCGGTGAGTTCTTGTTTGGAGTTCAGACTGACGGTTATGCCATATGGCAAACACAGCGCGGTTGCGAGACCCATGAGGTCGGCCCCGCCGTACAGGAATCCGGGGATGCCATCGGCTGAATTAATAATTTCTGCGCTGCAATCAACAAGATCGGCGCCTTTTGATCGCCCGGCAATAGTGATCGTGTGTGACGCAGCGTCGATCGTATTGTCGATTGAATCGATATACCCGGTCAACACCAGATCATCATCGATGGCTATGGTGCAGGGGCTGAACGGGACGAACACCATCGGATGGGTGCCAGTCGGGTCTTTCTCAGTCGCACTGATCTCAAATGAACTGGGGAACTGTTCGCAGGATCGGCTGAACCGGGTGGCTGTCCAGCCGGTGAACTTCTGCCCGTCGATCGTGATTGACAGTTCACCGTTCATGCGGACAACGCCGTGAATTCGGTTGGTAAAAAGCACGGATTGATGGCATTCGAGCGTCGAATGAGATCATCCGATCGGCTGGCTGTCTGATACAGTTGCTGACTGAGCAACAATGACGGCAATGCCAACGGCCGTTTGATCGTGATCAATGCAGGGAGTTGACTGCCCAATGCCTGTAGGTTGGAGATGGTCTGCGTGCGCAGCAACCGCAGTTCAAGATAGGAGTTCAGATCATCGTTATCGGCGGCAAATAAAATCTCAGCATCGAACAGTGGCACCAGCCGATCGATCAATGCCTGGACTTCGGTACTGGATGTCGGGTTATAGACCGTTACGGCATTCGCGATGCTGGCGAGGGTGCAGCGTCTGATTAGCGCACCGGTCGCGATCTGCGCGGTTGCAATAGCTCCGGGGATCGACGCGGTTGAACTGCTGGGCGTGACGGTCGGCGCGAACGCGGCCAACGGAACAAGGGCTTTGATCTGATCGCCCGGATCATTGATAGTTGCGCGCGTGGCTTCGATGAGATCGGCGACCGACTGCGGGAACGTGGGGGCGCGCGCGCCCGCCAGGGCCTGTGCCAGGGCGGCTGCCTGGACAACCGCTGCACGGGCTGCGCAGGCGGCACTGAGGGCGGCAGCGGTGGCTGTGGCAAGGGTGGCAGCGGCTGACTGCGAGCCGCCTGGGGCCTGTGTGGGGCTTGTGATATTGCCCTGGCTGTATCGCCCGAGACTGACATCGGGGACGCCAAGGCTGATGCCTTTGACTGCGCCGATGGCGCTGCTCGCGAGACTGATCACGCCGCCGATGAGACCGATCGCCGCGCCAAGCACGCCAGCGACGGCCAGGATCGGGGCGAGGAACGCCCCGGCCGCGCTGATCGCTGAACTGACATAAGCGGTGGCTTGGTCGATGTATGACGACACTTTGGCTACGAAATCTTTAATCGCGGAGGTGATCGTCGCGAGAGTGCCTTGCTTTTTCTGTTGGCTGTTCGTGGCTTTTGGGAACAGACTGGGGAAATTGATATCGCCGCCGACGATGAACCGGAGCGACACGGCGACCATACGGCCGTCCATGGCATTTTCGCCGAAGCCTGCGGCGAGCAGGTTCGCTTGCACACTGCCGATCGAGGGATGCACGAGGTTGCCGCGCCCGGCCTGATCACAGGCGGCGGCCAGCTTATCGCGCTGTTTGTAACAATCGTCGCCGACCAGGAAGCCGGAAAACGCCAATTCTTGTTTTGATCGCCCGAGGTCCTCGAAATACACGCTGTTGGACCCAGGATATTCGTGCAGCGCGCCTCGGCGACCACGGGTGATTTCGGACTCGGTGACCTGGAAGGGGATGCCACGGAAGCTTGCTGGTTGCAGTTGTAAGGCCCATAATGGCGGAATGAGTGACATCTGTTATCCGATCCCGGTCATTGGTGTTACGATTCGGGGTGCGCCTTGCACGACATTGCCGCTGGCTCGTGCCGTCGCACGCCAGCCGATCGGGGCGTTGATCGTGACTTGCAGATTGCCTTGCTGACGCAGGCTCGTTGCGCCGATCGGGGTGACGTTGCTCGCACCCTGTTTCAGCAGATCAGGATGCAATCGTGACTTGATATCCTCGATCGGACTGGGTATGGGTGCCGCACCGCCACTGGCCTTGTCCCCCATAATACCTAACAGATATTTCCGGGTTTCTTCCGGCAGTCCGATGATATGGCCGGTTCGGGCGTAACGTTGCACTGCCAGATTGTTGGGGCCAGCGTTGTAGGCGGCCGTGGCCGCACCATAATTGCCGCCGAACAGATCGAGCATCTGTTTGAAATAGCGTGTACCACCCTCGATATTCTGATGCACATCATTCGGATTGACGTGAAGGTCACGCGCCGTATCAGGCATCAACTGCATGACGCCGGTCGCGCCCTTCGACGATGTCCGGTCCCAACCTTGCTCCTGGCGCGCTAGTCGAGCCATGTGATCTTCGTCAAGGCCGTAGGCGCGGGCTTGTCTGCGGACTTCGGCTTCGATTTCGGGTGGCAACGGACGCCCCGCGCCGATCTGCCCGCTTTTATGTGCAGCGTTCCACAGGTCATCGATCTGCGGTGCGTAGTAACTTTTGCCTTTCCCATCCCCATAGCTGGTAGCGTGTCCCATTTCATCGAAGGCGTCAGGGGTCAGGCCGAGATCATGGGCTTTGTCAGACGTCGAGGCTTCCTGCTGGCCGTGTTCGCGTTCAGCGGCAAATGCCAGTCCGGTGCCTGCGATCAACGCCCGGAGAGGGGCCGGGACGCCGAGGACAGCGAGGATCGAAAGGAACTGTTTCCCGGCCCACAGTTCGAGAAGGGTTCGTGTTGCAGTGATGATTTTATCTAGTTTATCCGGGAGCTTTTCAATCGCCTTTTCGAACTTGCCGATTCCATCGACAACATCGGTGAAGCTCAGATCGCCCAGGGCCACGCCCAATTCGGCGACGTAATCAGCGATCCGTTGAGCGATCCAGTCACGGTTGATGGCGATCCATTCCGCGAACTGCGTGATCATTGGCGTCAGTACAGGGCCGACTTTTTCGGATACGCTGTTGAAGAAACCTTCGACGGCCATCGTCAGTTTGCCGAAGCTTTCGCGCATATTATCGGCTTGTTCGGCGGCTTTGGGGGACAACAGGCCGAAATGTTCGGCCATTTTGTTGTATTTTTCGAGACCTTCGCGGCCCTGGATGGCGAACCGCGTCATCCCGCTGGCCAGTCCGAGGATGCCCATGGCTTGCTGAATGACGGCCGGGGAGGCGCCCTTGTCGTGGAGTTTCCTGATGATTTCGAACGCGTCACCCATCAACGTTGCGCCGTCTTTGGCCTGATAGCCGGACTTGCGAATACTGACGCCATATGCCTGGAACAGCGCGCTGGCTTCGCGGTTTTTGCCGGACAGTGCGTCTTGTGCGGCTTGCCCGAGACCCTGGATCGAGGCGGTCATGTCGTCAGCGGATGATCCGGCGAGACGGGCGGCATTTTGCATTTGCTGCAACTGGGTGACCGAGCCGCCGACGATGGCTGTGGTATTCAGCAGTCGGGTGCCGAGGTTGGCCCAGGCGCCGATCAGTTTGAACATTCCGGCGAGGGTTGCTGCGCCTGTCAGTGCGCCGATAACGGGGATCATGGAGGCGATGGCGGAGACGGCGCGACCCGCCCAGCCGACCATGGCTTTGATGCCGTTGGTTAGTTTATTGATCCCGGTGAGTTCTTTAAACTTGTCGATTTGGGCATGCAGACGGGCAAAGGGTGCCTGTGCTTCTGCAAGCCGCTTATTGAGGGCTTTTAGCGGACCGGTGACGCCATCTACAAGGGTTGCTGATACTTTATAACCGGACTTGGCTGCCATCGCTATCTCTCTAATTTCCTGATTCGGATGGCCTGCTCACCCCAAAAAAGCAACTCCGTAACGGTTAGATTCCAAACCGACGCCTCACCCTTGATCGGTTGATGAAAAATGTAGACAATTTCAGCTACGAGGTCTCGCCAACCTGGGGTGAGTCTACGATAAAACCCATTATGAACTCCGTTGCTTTGCGCAGATCGGAGATTTTCATCAGACTGATATACTGTTTCGGCTTGCCGGAGACCGCCGTCACCAGTTCAATTTGAAAAGCCGTAGTGGATGACAGCGAGTCACCGATCGGCAGCTTGCCGCCTTTTTCTAGCTGTGCAGCGGTCGGTTCGGTCAGGTGCAGCGCGTCAAGCGATTCACCATTCCAGACCAGCGGAGGGTTAAAGGAGATCAACAGTTCATCGACGTTCATTTGAGCAGTTCTGGCTTTCATTTAAATCGCCACCACGGTCCCATTGAACTTCGCTTCGAACGTTGCTTCTGGTGTGCTGATGGTTTGTACATCGACACAGAACATGTTGATCCCCAGCACGGTCTTGCCATTGGCAAGCTGACAGGTGATCGTCACATTGTTCAGCACCTCGAAGAACAAGGTGGACAGAATCGAGGTATCGCGGAAGGTGGCAGTAATACTACCGTAGACCCAGCTAACTTTATAGCCTTGCTGACCTGATTGACCGATCAGAGGCTCTTTTGACGTGCTGTTTGTGGAATAGGTGAGGTCTCCCGCAATATCGAAGAACACCCCATCTATAGCTAGACTGGCAATGCCAGCGACTTGTGAATTACTCAAATGCGTATTCCTTGCAACCGGGTATCGGATATTTAGGCTAAGCCGCCCTCTTGGGGCGTCTGAGGTTGTCGTCTTCGGTCAATGGGCGGATATTGGTGTAATGGAAACATTGCTTCTGTTGTTCCGGGTCGGTGAGATCGAACGTGCAGACCTGTTTGATATGATCGAGATGGAAGTTCATGTCGTCCCAAGACATTCCGCCGTAGAACTGGGTCTCGATATGAACTTTGAACTCGGCTAGGGTGCAGCCGAGAAGGTCGAGGGTTTTGGCGGACTTGCGGATGCCTTTTGCTCGCAATGCTTGGTATAGGCGATGCCTCAGCGCCTTGGCTAAGTAGAACTGGATGTCGGAGGCGAGGCGGTCTTTGACATAGTATGGGTGCGCAACTCGCCACTCCTTGATCTTTGCATTGATCCGATCTGCATTTCCGGCGCGATGCTCGGCACGCTGCTTCCGTATCTTCTCCACGTTAGCGATATGGTAATCGCGGACAATTTGCCGCGCCTTCTCTGGATTTCGTTTCCTGGCCAATGCTGCGTAGGCGCAAATCTTGTGCTTGTTATTTGCCTCCCAGGCCTTTCGTTCATTTCTTACCCTAGCCGCTTCGACTGGATC